TTAAAACAATTGAAGAAGCCGCCAAAGCTGTTAAGAAAGCCAGAGAAGAATTACATGGAGAGTTTGCCCGTCATGAATAAAGTTATATTAGTTGAATGGATCGACGCTGTGTGCAGCGCAGGCTGGGAAGCCGACACTAAGCCAGAGTTGCATCCATGTACTACGCTAGGCTTTCTTATCACTGAAGACGATGACGCTGTTGTCATCGCATCAACACTATCGCTTGGCAGTAACAACGCCAGGATGATGATACCGAAGGCGTGGATCAAGAAGCGAAAGGAGATCAAGATTGAAACCCCAAAGCGCAAAAGCAAAAGGCAGGTTGCTCCAGCAGTGGGTACGGGACCAGTTAATAACCCTATTTGGATTAAGTGATGAAGACATTAGATCAACAAGTATGGGCGCAGGTGGCGAAGACATCCTCTTCTCGCCAGTGGCGGCACGACGATTGGGTATTAGTGTCGAATGCAAGTCAAGGGATCGAATTGCCGTATACGGCTACTACGAACAAGCGCAGGAAAACTGCCCAACCAGCAGAGAAGCTGTCGTCGTTATTAAACAAAATAGGGCCAAGCCCTTGGTAGTGGTTGATGCTGAGTATTACTTTTATCTATTAGAAAGGAGTACCCGTGAACAAGTATGAGTTTAAGATCACAGAGCAGTTTAATGACACAGGCTACGATGGTGTGCCTAATAACCGTGTATTATCTTATGAGGCTGAGTTTCATGAAGAGGATAGCTGGGAAATTCCTTTAAAGTCTTTTGTAGACTTTCTTAGTTCTTTCTATGGCTATGACATCAGTGAGCATATCCACACAGAAACGATCATTGATAATCGCATCTTCAATCATATTCCTCGTGATGATGAAATCTCTAAGCGTGTTCGTGCTTCAATGGAAGAAATGGACGACGACTAGAAATGAAACATCTAATCATACCTGACTGTCAAGTCAAGGACGGCGTTCCCCTTGAGTATCTGGAATGGATTGGTCACTACATTGTCGAGAAGAAGCCTGATGTCATTATCAATATCGGTGACTTTGCTGATATGCCGTCACTGTCAGAGTACGATAAAGGTAAGAAGTCTTTTGAGGGTAGGCGTTATAAGAAAGACATTGAAGCCACACACAAGGGAATGGACCTGCTGCTACAACCACTAAAGGACTTTAATGAAAGAGCAAGACGAAACAAGGATCGACAATATCGACCTAGAATGGTTCTCACGCTTGGCAATCACGAAAACAGGATCAAAAGAGCAATTGAAAGCGATCCTAAACTCGACGGAACTATTAGCACGGATGATTGCGGATACGAAGAGGCTGGTTGGGAGGTGTTTGATTTCCTTGATCCTGTTGTTATTGACGGCGTGGTATATTGTCATTACCTTGTAAGTGGCGTTATGGGTAGGCCTATTGGCACAGCATCAGCCATGATTAGTAAGGTCCACCAGAGCGCTGTGGTAGGCCATCAGCAGGGCAGGCAAGTAGCCTATGGGCGCAGGGCTGACGGCAGTAATATCACCTGCATCATCGCAGGTTCGTGTTACCTGCATGATGAGGACTATATGGGTCATCAAGGTAACCAGCATTGGCGTGGTGTTGTGGTATTGCACGAAGTCAATGACGGTCACTTTGATGAGATGTTTGTATCGTTGGATTATTTAAGGAAGAAATATGGCTAAAAGTATTGATGATATTACTCCTGATGAATGGAATACAGTAGTGTCTCGCAGCACAGATAAGACAGATCTGGGCAAGATGTTGGTGGACAAAATGCAGGTTGGTGGTAGCCACTATAAAGATACCAAAATCCAGCCCTGGGATGTCTTTATTGACTGGCAGCTAGATCCTTGGCTATGCAATGTAATTAAGTATGTCCAGCGCCATAACAAGAAGAATGGTCAGCAGGATTTGGAGAAGGCAATGCATTACCTGCAATTCGCTATTAAAAATTATGATAAAATTCGTAGCATCTATTATAAGAAAGGATAAGTATGGCATACACTCTGAGGGACATTATAGATAAGCTAAAGCAGTTTGATGAGGTGATGCTGCTAGAGTTACTAGACATATCTTCAGAGGAATTGCTAGAGAGATTTATAGATAAGGTAGAAAATAACTTTGAACAACTAGAGGAATTAATCAATGACTAAGATGGACATTTACCAGCAATTCATATCCAAGAGCCGCTACAGTCGGTTTCTGCCAGATCAGCATCGCCGTGAGCATTGGGGCGAGACTGTTGACCGTTACCTTAACTTTATGGAGAATCATCTTAAAGAGAAGTACAACCACGACATCCCTAACAAAGAGCAGATTCGTGATGCCATCGTTAACCTGGAAGTGATGCCGTCTATGCGGTCTATCATGACTGCTGGCAAGGCATTGGACAGGGATAACACCGCAGGCTACAACTGCTCGTACCTGCCCATTGACGACCCGAAAGCATTCGATGAAGCTATGTATATTTTACTCTGCGGTACTGGGGTTGGATTCTCTGTGGAGCAACAGTATGTCAATCAGTTACCTGAAGTCCCAGATCAGTTGTTTGATAGTCAGACTACTATCCATGTCGCAGATAGCAAAGAGGGTTGGGCGAAGGCACTGCGACAACTCATCGCTCTACTATACTCTGGCGAAGTGGCAAAGTACGACCTTAGCAAAGTGCGACCCGCTGGAACACGACTCAAGACTTTCGGAGGTAGAGCTTCAGGACCAGCACCTTTGGATGAACTTTTTAGATTCGCTATCGCCAAATTCAGAGGAGCCACTGGTAGGAAACTATCATCAATCGAATGTCATGATCTTCTCTGCAAGATCGGGGAAGTTGTTGTTGTGGGCGGCGTTCGACGATCAGCAATGATTAGCCTGTCTGACCTGCAAGATGATCGCATGAGAGCAGCTAAGGCAGGCTCGTGGTGGGAACAGAATGGTCAACGAGCATTAGCCAATAACTCAGCCATCTACACCCAAAAGCCTGACATTGGGCAGTTCTTGCATGAGTGGACATCGCTGTACGATAGCCACAGTGGTGAGCGTGGTATCTTCAGCCGTGAGGCCTCTGTCAACCAGGCCATGAAGAATGGTAGGCGTGATCCTAACCATGAGTTTGGTACAAACCCTTGCAGCGAGATTATCCTTCGTCCGTACCAGTTCTGTAACCTAACAGAGGTTGTTGTTCGTGCAGAAGATAGCCTTGTATCGCTGGCAGAAAAGATTAAGATTGCTACACAGTTAGGTACTTATCAATCGACACTGACGCACTTCCCGTATCTGCGTAAGATTTGGCAGAAGAATACAGAAGAAGAGCGTTTACTTGGTGTCTCACTTACAGGAATATTAGATAATGAATGGATGGGCAGAGTGTGTGCTGAAACGGCTTCAAACCTTGAACATCTTAGACAAGTGGCTGTGGATGCCAACGCTGAGTATAGCGCTAATCTGGGAATCCCTCAGTCAACTGCGATTACTTGTGTCAAGCCTAGTGGTACTGTCTCTCAGCTTGTTGACTCTGCCTCTGGTATTCATACTCGACATAGTAAGTATTATATTCGTCGTGTTCGTGGCGATAAAAAAGACCCTCTTACGCAGTTCTTAATCAACAAAGGTGTGTATGCTGAAGACTGTGTTATGCGTCCAGAGTCAACAGTGGTGTTCTCGTTCCCTGTCAAAGCCCCTGAGCAGGCTCGTATCCGTGATGACTTGACAGCACTGGACCACCTTGACCTGTGGATGCAGTACCAGCGTCACTGGTGCGAACACAAGCCTTCCGTGACTATCTCAGTCAAAGAAGATGAGTGGATGGATGTTGGTGCGTGGGTGTGGAGGAACTTTGATGAGATTAGCGGTATCTCGTTCCTGCCTTACGATGGTGGCACTTACAGGCAAGCGCCTTATGAAGAGTGTAGCAAAGAGATTTACGAATCTTTGTTGGCTGCTACACCACAAGACATTAACTGGGATGAGTTAAATGAAGCCGAGGATAATGTTGAAGGCGCTCAAGAACTAGCGTGTAGTGCAGGCGCTTGTGAGATTCGGTAATGGAAATCACAATGCACCTCATCACTGGCATTATGTTCGGAGTCGAGTATGTTGACGACGACTTTGATGAAGGCCTACATCACTTGGTATTCGATGTAGCCTTCGTCAGACTAATGTTTAGCTGGTACTAATAGCTCCAGACAGTAGGGCGTGGTAGCTGTTTATCTGCGATGTCTAAGTGGATAAACCTACCATCGCCTTTTTGTTGTACTCCGATACCTGTAAAGCCTAAACTAAATGCAATCTTCAGAACCTCATAAGCCTCACCACGATCAACACCAAAGTCAACAGCAAGGCCAAGAGCATGAGCGCCTGGAGAAGACTTCTTACGCTCGATTGGGTGTAATGGACATCTGTATCCTGATGTTACTGTCAATGGTTTTTTATATATGTCTCGTAATAATTGTGCTTTTGCGACTAACTCTTCATTAATGCCTTCAGAGCCACAGCACTGACAGGCAAACTCTTTAGCGCTGAAGTTAGGATACTTGCCCCAGTCAATCATCCTTCTTTTTCTCCTTAATAGACATGATTCGCTCTAGTGTCTTACCACCAAAGTAAAAAGACATTATAAGCATTCCCCACTGACCAAGTAACTCAACATAGGCTTGGTTAGCATCGTAGTCAAAAGCAGACATAAGCGCAAACAAGAAGTAAGCGAATAAAATCGCTATCAGCGTCATCGGACGGATATTCTTAGATAACCAGCTATCAGAGGCCATATCAGCCTGCTGACGCTTTGTTA